TACTCATAATATATCTTTCTATAGGTCTAAACCTATTCTGTTCAATTTTGGCCTAAAACTATAAAATAGTTTGTTATGATTTCCAGTATCACCTACATTGGCCATTTGGTATAGGTGTACCATTTCGTGTCCTAAAGTGTCCACAAAGTCTTTTTTATTTCTGTAATATGGTAACATTTCTAAATGATAAACTCTGGTACCTTTTCTCTTCCACTCCCAAGCTATCACTTGACCATAACACTTCTTTTTTGTTTCGTCACTATAAATTTTTTTAATTAAAACATCATTGAAAGGTGATAATAAATTACTGAATACAGCTTTATTAATAATCTTAAAATACTTTTTGATGTCTTTGTAAGTAGTCTTATATTTACGATTACTTACAAGTTCTCGTTTTAATACTTTTTTTATCACTGCTGTGTTTTTTTGTCTTGGCATTCTTTGTCCCCGATTTTAGAATCTTTTAATAATAAGCATTTGTGTTTCTTATCAAGGTCAAGTCTTAACTGTGTCATTACGGAATCCATAATATAAGGTAAGTGCTTTTCTAACACACCTACCATTTGTAAGGCAAATGTGTGTGCCATTTTACTCATTTCTGCTTCTAACAATTTCTGGTGGTCCATGTCGGTACCTTTAATTGTTTCTGATACAACATGACCGATTACGGCTGTGTTATACTCATCTGCTTTAACTGAATTATTTAAGGCGGTTAAACCAAACCATAATATCGTCAAAAATATTATCAATGTTTTCATTATATATTTCTCTCTTTCATATTTATAATATACACTATAATAGAGGGATTGTCAACAATTATTTTGCTAGTATTTACTAGGATTTAGGGGGGAACAAAGGGTGAACATCAAGTGTCGCACCCTTTATTTACTATGATTCTATGGTCTTAAAAATTCAGCGTTCCAGCCAAATGCTTCTTTAACCATATCTGCTGTTAGACCTTTATAAGTCTTATTCAGCGTTCCATTCTTTACATCTATTAATACATCAGCTTCTTTATGATGTAAGCCTTCTAATATTTGTATGAACAAAGTTTCTTTTCTTATTTTGGTAAGTTCGTTGTTACCACCTTTTACAAAGTTATATAACCTTTTTGCTTCATTTTCCAACCATGTATGTTGTGTTCCTTCTGGTACTTCGTTCCTAATGAACGGAGGTACTCCAGGAGGTAAATCCCATTGTATGTTTGGATCAAAGGCACCTTTTAAGATCATTCTCAATCCTGGTGTATCGTTTTGTCTTAATACAGCGATCTTATCTGCCTTTACTTTAGCGTTATTAACTCTGGTAAAGATTTCACTAATTAACTCTTTGCCTGAACCTGCAGTACGAGCCATTGCTTCCATTGCTTTTGGTGATATCAGGTTAGGGTTTCTTGCTCTTTCTTCAGCCATTTTATTTCTCCATATATATGTTATCAAAAATCATTAATGTTTTCAATCAATGCTTTTAGCTTATTATCTATAAAGTATTGTAACAGTAGCGATCTGTCATTATCTTTATAGTTCTTGTAATTATTTATAATACTTGTTTTAATGTGTTCTGGTATCATAGATAAATCTATTAATTTTTTATTACGTTCAAAATACTTTCTTGTTTCGCTACCAAGAGGTATATTATTCGTATCAGCCCACTCTGCTAATCTTTTTTTGTTTATAGGTTTCTGTCTTTCGTCTCTTAAAAATATATCATCTGGACTTAATATGTTTGGTACACCATCTGATCTATCACCCTTAATAATTTGTTCTCTTAAAAATGTTTCTGAATCTACATTCTCACCCATAAAACTTTTCAACATTGGACTATATTGGTACACATCACCATAATGTTGTAATTGAATAAAGTCTTTGTCGCCAGATATTATTAGATACTTGTCTTCTTCTCTCATAGCAACTAGTGTAGCGATTATATCATCTGCCTCACACTTCTCAACGTGTAGAATTTTGTATGGCATATTCTTTGTAAGTTCTTCTCGTATCTCACTCATAATATTAAAGACACCACTCCAATCAATCTTACTATCTACTCTTCCTTTTCTTCTTTGGTGTTTGTAGTGTGGAAATATATCTCTACGCCATGGATCAGCAGCATCAGCAGCACATACTAAAGTACCAAACTCATCTTTAAACTTCATATTAAATGCTCTTATTGTATTTAAGATAGAATGCCTTACTGCATCTTTATCTGGTAACTCTGATACATCGCCTCTACTTTGCGCCATCAGGTTTGAAATCATCACTTGGTTTAAATCTATTATAATCATATTAATTGTCCAGGGTTCCTATTGGGTCTGACATTTTAGACCAATCTCTACATATGTCCATTACCCGTTTTCTAAATTTAAAGTTAATAAATTTGTCATCAATTAGGGTTTCAAATAATTTGTCCACACCAGCACCTAATTGTAAGTTGATATGTTTCTTAAATTCAAACTTTTTAAATTCTTTAAATGCAGTCACTACATGATGTTTTTGAAATGGTTTGTTTACTTCTTCCCAAGTTTTACTATAAAAGAAATCCTTGACAGGAAGAGATAGATATGGTGTAATAAGTTGTTTCTTATTGTTTCTAGCAATCAATTCATGCCATAGATAACCTGCTTGATTGTTTATGTCATAATAGTTATCTCTAAACTCATCAAATTTTTCTTTTGATTTACCTGGACCATAATGTATCATAGCCTTTTTAGATATTCCATAGTAACCATCAGCGGCCCAACCACTTAACACCACATCTTCTTGTATTTCTGGATACACATATAAAAAAGGAAAGCAACATTCAAAATGTGTTTTCTTTTTACATCTTACTTCTTTTACTAATCTTTGAAAATCGTTTTGTAAATTGTTTGTAGGTACTACTATGATATTACAGTCCCAACCCATTAGTTTTGCCACTTCAGCGGCCTTTGTAGCGTCATATGATGGTTGGTCTTGTAGATGAAACGTATATGCAGTTACTTTCTTACCCATTCTATGAGCAGCGAATGCAACCGACAAACTATCAACACCACCAGATAATAAAACAGCAACATTCTTATCTATTGTCTGTTGTTCAATCTGATCAATTATTAAATTATCTATCATAACCATTTTTTTTTGTAATACTTATAAAAGTCTTTGTCAGTAAAAATTTCTTTAATTTCTTTAATTGGTAATTCATCTTTGTTAATAAGTTCTGATAAGGTATCATATTCATATGTATCAACCTTTCGAGTCATCTTTCCTGGTGATTCCCCTAAACAAATCATCAACCGGACTCTTTTCTTTTTCTCTATCTTGTTTAATTCTTTTTTGAGTTTGTCCATAAAAATAGAAAGCAATACCTAAAATTGTTAGTAAAAAACTAACACTTAAAAAGAGAAATAATAATCCGTGTGCTAAGTCCATAATAAGAAAGGGCGCCGAAGCGCCCCATCTATTTTTTTCCTAATTATGCATCAAGTGCGATTAGGTCTGATTTCTTTACAGAAACTTTGTGGTTGTCATACTTGAACGGAGTTCCGTATAACGCTTTGATACCAGCAGCGATGATAGCTCTTGTTGGAGTTCCCATTCTGTAGTATTTTTTTCCACCAACTCTGTTACCATAGATCATGTGACCTTCAGCTCTAAGCGTGTCAATCATTGATCTTGGAGACTCTAAATCAAAGTTCTTTTGAATTGAAGTCCAAGCAACATTACCACCTTTTGATAGTAAGTTAAGTAGTTTTTGTTTTTTTGATAAAGCTTTTCTGCCTCTAGTTTCTGTAGCAACAGTTCTTTTTACTGTTTTTACTTTTACTAGTTCGTCTTTACCAAACAAGTTTTTTATTGTATTTAACATATTAATATACTCCTATATATTTTCAGTTGTTAAGTTTACTATTTTACAACCTGTGAAGGCGATTCTTAGCGAATTCATTTGTCAAGGTCCTCATCTGATGCCAACCAATCTGGGCCATCTTTTAGTTCCTCTTTTAAATCTTTACTGAAAGGTCTTGTTGTTTTACCTTTATGGAATAAGTCATAATTTATTCTAGCACTTTGACCACCATCTTTATTTACTTTTAGTTCTACCATGTTTTCTGATAGTACCTGTGATGGGTGTTTCATATTAAAATCTCTG